GTCATTTCTGAACGAACAACTTCTGATTTAAAAAAACTCATTTATCCTCCAAAATAACGTTCTTTAAAATTTTTCGAAATTTAAACACGTCAATATTTAGAAAAGGATTATATTTTTTAATTCTACGACTTACAGTTTCCCAGACTGGATCTTGAAGTTTCTTATTAAAATTCTTTGAATAATCAAAAATTTTATCATAAAGAACCATTGTCTCCAATGATACTTTACCACTCAAAAATTTTTTAAGGAGTGGAGGATGTCCCTTTGTGCAATTGAAAACATCATCAAATTTGTTTTCATCAAATAAAGACTGACTTTCTTCTTTAAAGATATAAGAAAGAGATTGAACCTTCCTTTGCCAGGTTTGATATCTTTCTTCACCTTCTTTAATCATTTCACCTATCCAAAGAGTTTCTGGATCGGGACAAGATGCAAAATTAGCAACAAAAAATTCTACTACTTCTTGCTCTGATTTTTGCCTTGCTAATTTTTCAAACCAGAATCTGTCCTTACGTTTGTAGAAAGATTGAATAGTGGCACGACTTTTTCCACAATATTTAAAATAATCATAGTTATTATCAACAAAATGCCTTTTTAATGACAAATAACATTTATAGACATCAAAAGGAACCACTTTATTCATCCTCATTACTATTTTCAAGTTTTTTCATATTGTAATATTGTTTCATATATTGCCTATGCTTTTCTCTATTTTTCTTTCTATATTCCTCACCATAATTTTTTTTATATTCTTTTCTTTTTTCACTTTCTCCTTCATTATATTTTTCTCTTTGTTTCTTGTTTAATTGCTCTTTATTATCTTGCCAGTATTGTTTTCTACTTTCTAAATTTCCATAGTATCTTTCATTTTGTTTATTATTTAACTTTTCTTTATTTTTTTCCCAATAATTTTTATGATATTCTTTATTTTTTTCTAACCATTTTTGCCTGCTTTGTTTTCTTTTTTGAATTCTTTCATCTTCAGTAAAAATAGTTTTTTTACCTAACCCACCTAAACATTCATTAATAAGGATTCCCCCATCAATTTTTCTCCCATAAAGAAAAATCATATATTTTTCAAATTGAAAACATTCATCTTCATTATTAAATTCTTTTAAAATAAGTATTCTTTCTTTTTCGGGAGCCGAAAATCCACCATTACCTCTACGATGTTTTACATAACATCTTTTACCACTACCCTTTCCAATATAGTAAGGAGTTTTATTTTTTCTTAAATATGCATAAACATACCACATATTAAAAGATCAATTTTGCACGGGAAGTTTTTTTAAGAAAATTAAGTTCCATTGCCTCATATTTAATCTTTTCTTTCAAAGGTTTTGATATAAGTTTAGGAATAGATTCTAAATCAATAGTATTTTGTTCGCAATAAAATACTATTGCATCAATATAATTAACTTTTTGACTTGATACTATTTTTTCAATTTCTTCAGAAAATTTTGCAGAAGAAATGAATTTATTTTCAAGTGCTTTTTCTAACTCATTCTCCATTTGACCCAGTATTGTGATGTACAAATTCTTTAATGTAACGAACTAATAGTTTAATATAGTCTCCTTTATTCCTTTTGTCAAACACTTTTACTTCTCCACCAGGAGTGACCATCAATGTAATGAGTTTTTCAACTACTTTTCCAGTTAGTTCATAGTATGCCGCAGCATAAAATGTTTCTTGTACAAAATAGTTTTCAATCCACTTTTCTGGTTTTATTTTCTCTGAAGTCTTGAAGTCAATAACTGCAAGTTCTCCTTCATATTCTGCGATACAATCAACTCTTCCAGCAAGTCCCAAGTACTCCGAATAAAGAGTTCTTTCGATTGCATGAATATTATTTATCTTATCTAAGTATGGTTTAGCATGATGAAACATGTGTTTTGTTAAGAGTTGATAATCATCCCAATTTAACTCTTTATTTTCAAGATAATCTTGACACACTTGGTGAAAATCAGTTCCTCTTGCTGTTGCTTTTTTAGTAATTCGGTTTGCTTCTTCGAGACCAACTCTTTTACGCCAATCAATAAAAATCTGACGATTATAAAAAGAAGTTACAGAAGTAATAGAAGGCACCCATCCTCCATTAGGTAGATTATAAAGACGGATGCTTTCTGTTGTCTTACATTCTAGTTCAATATCACCCAAGTAATTATGATGAATAAATGTCATAGATTCAATTCAGTTTTTGCTACGATATACTCTTTAACTAGTCCAGAACGAACAATATCTTCAATACCAAATTCAATAATATCAAATGATGGCATTACACGAAGAATCTTCATAAAATCAATAATACCATTCTTCTCATTAGTTTTAATTAAATCACTTTGAGTGGCATCACCACAGAACATAATTTTACTATCTTCACCAACCCGAGTAATAATAGAATCCAATTCATGGAAGTTAAGATTCTGAAATTCATCAACAATAATAATTGCTTTGTCTAGAGTAGTTCCGCGAATAAAAGAAGTACTCCAAAAACTAATCGTACCTTGAGTCTTAAGATTTCCATAGAGCATCTCAAAAGATGGATCATCTGGCATATTAAACATATACTTTACCATATTCTTATATGGAATTTGGTAAAGAGAAGACTTGTCTTCATGATCTCCAGGAAGAAACCCAATCTCACGAGTAGCAACAAGAGATCTTACAATATAAATTTTTTCGTAAGGAGACCTTTCATCTAAAACTTCTTGAAGTGCATTATAGAGAGTGATGAAAGTTTTACCCGTACCTGCTGCACCATAAGCAACAATATTTTGATTTGAATCATATGATTTAAAAAGAAGTTTTTGATTCTCAGTAAGAGGTTCAACATCTCTCATCAAATCAGCACTAATTGGTTTTTTGCGCTTTATTTGTTTTGCAGTCATTCCAACACCAATTGGTTGGTCATCTACTCTTTTTCTTCTTGCCATATAAAAAAATTAAACTGGTTTTACTTTTGACCCTGGCATTTTGCTTGCACGATGCAAGACATCGTTCCATCCGGGATGAGACTTCTTTAGTTTATCATAAACTTCACCTATTTCACCAGATGCTGGACAAGTTGATGGATCACTCCAATCCCTATCCCATTCCGGATTATCTTTTTTCCATTGATCCCACTCATGAACACTGAGAACAATCTCTTTTTGTTCTCCAGTAATTTTATTATAAATTGGATAAGTTGCCAACTTTATTCCTCCATAGTATATGGGAGTATTTATTCAATAGTAATAGAAGGAGGATCAACGCATTCAGAGCATCCTTCACGAGTCCAACCAAGTGCTTCAGATACTGCAGGAAACTGACAAGTGAAGATACAACGTACAAGTTCAGCAATCTCCATATGTTCCTTTTGTGTGCCGTGTGCAGACCGTAGATCAATGTAATGGATCCATGACCTTACAGAACCGGTCATATAGAGTCGTGTAGGCGTTGCTAGAGGCAGTACGAACCTTGCACACTCCTTTGCTACTCCTTTCTCTAGAAGGCGATTGTAGAGGCGCATAGAGTGCTCAAAATGAACGCGAATATCTTCTGTTAGGGTTAGTTTCAAATAATCAGGAATATCGTCAATTGAGTTCTGACGATTCTTATTATCCTGACGACGAAGTTCTGGAAGAGGAATGGTTTTTCCAAGAAGCGTACTATCAGCATATCGTTGAGAAAATTCCTGATATGTAAAACTCCTATGACGCAAAATCTGAGCAGCAATACCTCTTGTCGTATTAATCTCTACAGTAAGAAAAGATTGTTCGAAGATTGACCAATGCTGGTGATTAATACAATATTTTAAAAGACCAGAAAAAGAATCGGAATTTTGATTGCTCGGATTTGAAACTCTTGCACAGTATGCCATATGTTTCTCTGCATCTGGTGTAACAGATACAAGTTTTACTTCTGGTTTCATAAACTCAAATTCATCAAACATTATATTCATCCTCCTCGTCATAAAATACTTCGTCGTAATCAGCTAGAAAATTCTTAACTTCCTCATATTGAGGATCTTTAACTTCAAAATCAAGTTCTTTCTTAAGACATTCAACTAAAGTCTCAAGGTTTCTTACAATGAGCTTAATCTTTTCTCTATCCATTTTTATCAACCTCGACAAAGGTAATTATACATAAAAAAAGAGGGGGAGTCAAGTCCCCCTCTTATGTTATTTTGCTGCCAATAGAGTGGCAAGAGATGCT